ATGTAACCAGTGGGGCAGAATGGCATGGTTTGAGACCGACGATAGCGACCCTGCTCCCGCATTTAGCGAAGTCGGTTTCTACGAATGGGAGCCATTTCGCCCCAGCACCAACATCGCACACGCCTGGCGCGTGCTGGAATACTTCACCTGGCCGCAGTTCTACACGCGGCTGGTGCGCACGGAAACCTGTAACCTGTAACCCTTTTACGCCACGAGCTCGCCTACCGCCCGCAGCCACTCGCTGTGCGACCACCCCGTCAGCCCGTCGGCCGCCTGCACCAGCCACCACACCCCGTTCACCGCCCACACATCCACCGTCTCGCCTTGCGCCAGCAGCCGCCCCACCTGCGCATAGCTCGACCCCGGTCCCCCGCGCACCCGCAGCGCCGTCGCCGTGACCGTCGCCTGCCCGATCACATTAACCGGCAGGCTCAGTGGTGGGTACAGGATGTTCTCACGCACCCGCATTGCTCCTGGCGCATCATAGCGCCCAGCGCGCCAGCAGCGCCTCCAGCGTCGGCCGGGGCGCCTCCGGCGTCACCTGCAGCGTATCCGTGTCGCACGCATACCCCGTCTCCGCCACCCGGAACGTCCGCAGCCGGTCCACCGCCATGCTCAGCGTCGGCGGCAGATTGCGGATCGTGATCGTATCCCCGCTGCGCACCTGCCACAGCGGCCAGCGTCCGCCGGCCCCGTCATAGACCGTCGCCATCGTGATCTCCGCCCGATTCGGCGGCTCCGCCCGGTCCGCCAGCCACGCATCCCGCTGCACCCCGGCCTGCGTCCCCGAGGTCGTCTGCGCCGCCACGGCCGCCCGCCGCGTCACCCCGTAGCGCGCCACACTCCCCGCATCCGCCGTCACGGCCGTCCGCTGCGTCGCCCCGTTCGCGTCCCGGTACACCCCGTACGCCGCATTGCTCAGCGTCTCCAGGCTCCGCTCCACGCTCAGCGACCCCGCATCCACATACCACGCCCGGCCCGCCGCGCCCCGCACCCGCAGGTGCAGCTGCCGCCCCTCCCAGACCCCCACTTCCCACTGCGCCGGCGGCGTCTGGTTATCTCCCAGGCCCGCCAGCCGGGTCAGGATGTCCGCCGGGTACGCGTCCTCGTACACCTCGTCGGTCAGGTCCACCCCCGGCGCGCCGATCAGCGTCGCCGAGCTGCTCAGCTGCGTGCTGTTGATGCCGTTGACGTAGCTCGCCAGCGCCGTCGCAATCGCATCCGCCGTCACCGTCGCCGCGGCCGTGCTCTTCACCCGCACCCCCGTGAGCCGCAGATACGTCGCGCCCGTCTCACCGGTATAGGCCGCATCCGCCGCATTGTAGTGCAGGGAGAAGGCCACCTGGTACGTGCCCGCCGGCAGCGTCGCCGTTACCGTGCCGGTCTGCGTCGCCCCGTTCCCGGTCAACGTCCACGGCGAGCTGATATAGGTCCCCGCCGCATCGAAACAGGCCAGCTGCGCATACCAGTTCACCGCCGCCGTCAGGTCATAGGTGAAAAGCGTCCGGCTCAGCGCCCGCACGCTGCCCGCCGGCGCCCGATACCGCAGCTGCCCCGTTTTCGCCGTGCCCGTGGTCCCGAACACCTCGCCCTTGCGCGGCGCGATGAACAGCCGGTTGTTCGTGTCCATCTGGTAGAGCTCCGGCATGGTCGCCGCATCCGTGAGCTGCTCCACCGTCTCCCAGTCGGCCACCCCCGTATAGCTCCACAGCGCCGTGTACGGCACATCCGCGAGCGCCCGCCAGTACCCCAGCGCCGTGAGGCTCACCCCCTCGTCGCTCAGCGCCACATCCTCCAGCCGCCCCTCCCAGACCGTGCTCGCCCCGTCCCCCAACACCACATGCGGCAGCCCCGGCCGGTTGTAGAGCCGGAAGGCCTCCGCCAGTCCCACCGCCAGCCGCGCCGTCAGGCTCGCAAACCCGTGCGCGCCCGTCGTGCACCGCACGCCCCGCGCCACGCTGCTGGCGTCCAGCAGCAGGTTGCCCCCCGGCCCGTCGTAGATTGCCAGTTGCAGCATCTTGTCTGCCTCACTGCGGCGTCAGGTACGCCGGCCAGCGGCTCGCCGTCAGCTTGGTCTGCGCCAGCACCGTGTCCGGCCCGAGCGCGTGATACAGCCGCCAGTACCCGTCGGAGCAGCCCAGCAGCGTCGCCGCCACCGTCGTCCCCGCCGTGTTAAGCCAGGCGTCGCCCTGGTACGGCTGGTACACCGTGTTGCCGGTCACTGTGTTGCTCAGCAGGGGCGTCGTGGCGGTCAGGGGCTGCGCGCTGACGGCCAGGCTGCCCACGCTCAGGTCCGCTGCGATATACGCATACGGGCTGCCGCCCGCATCGATGCGCAGCACCGCCGAGGTCTCGTCATCCAGCCCGATCAGCACGATATAGTCGATGTCCAGGCTGCCTGCATCCGGGGTGCTCAGCGCGTTGACCCAGAGCGACACCTCGGCGATCGCCGCCGGCGCCGTCACGACCCCCAGGAACACCATCTGCGGCACGTTCGAGCTCGTGTCCACGTAGACGGTCGGCCCGTCCACCACGTTGCCGCCGGCATACAGTCGGCCGTGCACCGTGAAGCTCGTGGCTGAGTGCGTGTTGCGCAGCGCCGCAAACAGCCCCACCCGCCGCACGCTGCTGTGCAGCCCCGGCGCGGCCTTGAACAGGTAATCATCCTGCCCGGCCGCCGTCGCCACCAGCCGGTGCACGCTCCCGCCGCGCGCCACCGCCGCCGCATCGGCCTGCGTGCTCCAGCGCGCCGGCACCGTGACCCCGGCCGTCATGCTCTCGGCCTCGATGATCACGATCCGGTCCGCGCTCTTGGCCACCAGCAGGTAGATCTGCGCCAGGCCGAACGGGGGATGCGCCGTATCCTGGACCGCCACCGTCACAGCCGCCGGCCCGCTGATCGTCTGCGCGCTGGCGAAGGACACCGTGTGCACCGTCGGGTTGTCCGCCGCCGCGCTCGTGCTGGTCGTCTCTGCCGCCCCCAGCCACAGCCCGCGCCGCACGAAGCTGACCAGCACGTTCGGGATCTCGTAGCACATCAGCAGGTCGTTGAACGCCGGCGGATTGACCAGCCCGCCCTCGCGCCCGCGCGCCACGATCACCGCACTCAGCGCCGCCGCCAGCGTGCTCCCCTGCGGCTGATACGTCACCGTGACCGCATTGACCGGCTCGCCCCGGCCCCAGCGCTCCGCCTGGTCCAGCAGGTTGCTCAGCGTCCCCAGGTTCGCCAGGCACACCGCGCCCGACGTCCCCATGACGTTGACCGTCAGCTCCTCGAGGACATCCTCATACGGCCCGCGCCCGCCCAGCGTCGCCGCCCGCAGCCGGGTCACGCCCGGCGCCCACCCGCCGTCGACGAGCGCATAATTCGAGCCGTCCGTCAGCGTCGCCGTCGTCGTCCCGTCGGTGATCGTGATCGTCCCATACGCCGCAAACGCCGCCGGCGCCGCCGGTGCGCTCCCCGCTCCCAACAATAGCAGCATGTGCTACCTCATTGCTTGCCATAGGCCAGCCCATGGCCGTGCGTCAGCGCGTCCGCCGCAGCACATCCGCCCGGCTCCCGCTGCGCGCCAGCGCCCGCTCGACGGCCAGCTCCACCCGCCGCTCATCGTACGCGCTCGCCGGCGCCAGGAAGTTGATCGTCAGCGGCGCCCCGCCCGCTAGGCGCTGGCTCTCCCCGTTGGAGAACACCCGGCTCCCCATCGGCAACCGCACCAGCTCCGGCCCCGCCTCCCCCACCAGCGTCAGCCCGCCCGCCGCCAGGAACGTGCCCGTCGCCTTCCCCCCGCCGCCTACGCTGCCCTGCAATCCGAGCGCCTCCCTGAGCTTGGAGATCGCGGACCCCGCTTTGCTAATGATGCTGTTTAGCGTTTCCAAAATCCCGGAAAATGGATCGGGGATGGAAAGGCTGCCCAGGAAGTCCTTCAGGTCGTTGATTGGCTTCTTGAGCTTCTCGCCAACCCACTCGGCAATATCCTTGAGTACCTTCAGAACCGGGTCGAATTTGCTCTTGACTTCCTCCGCCTTCGTCTTCAGCGCGTCGAAGACCTCCTTCGCCTTGTCGATCGCCTTCGGGATTTGCGTTTGCAGCCAGTCCACGACGCTCTCCAGAATCGGCACCAGCTTTTGGTCGATAATGTCCCAGACGAGCTTGATCGCCGGCCACAACACCTCCTCCCACGCTCGCCGGGCTGTCTCGATGACCTCCCCTAGCGTCGTCCCAAGGTACGTCGCCACCGTCTCAAAAATCGGTATCAGGTTCGTCTGGGTGAAGCTCCACACGGCTTCCAGTGCCGGCTTGAGCGTCTCTTCCCAGAAGGCCCGCGCCGTTTCGATGGCCGCCGGGATGTTCTCGCTCAGCCATGTGACCAGCGTCCCGAAGATCGGCAGCACGTTGTTCTGGATGACGCTCCACACGGCTTCCAGCGCCGGCTTGAGCGTCTCCTCCCAGAAGGCCCGCGCCGTCTCGATGGCCACCGGGATGTTCTCGCCCAGCCATGCGACCAGCGTCCCGAAGGTGGGGATGACGCTGTCCTGAATGAAGCTCCACACGGTTTCTAGCGCCGGCTTCAACGTGGTTTCCCACAGGCCCGCCAACGCCTGCAATGCCGCCTTAAGTAGATCGATCTCTGCCCCGGCCAGCCTTTGCAGCAGCGGGATTAGGTTCGTCGTGATGAACTCCCACACGGTTTTGATCGCCGGCAGGAGCGTATCGGCCCAGAAGACACTCAACGCCTCGATCGCCACGGGTATGTTTGTCGCCAGCCAGGTGACCAGTACCTCGAAGAGCGGAATGATGTTGTCCTGGATGAACGTCCAGAACATCTCCAGGGTCGGCAGCAATATGTCACCCCAGTACCGCTGGATCGCGCCGATCGCCGTCGTGATGACCGCCTGCACCTTAGGCCAGACCGCCTCGGCCGTCGTGCGGATCGTCTCCCACAACGTCGACACGGTGCTGCCCTCCAGCGTCAGGTTCTGGAACCAGCCGATAGCCTGGTCGATAAACGGCGAGATCGCATCCACCGCCGCCGTCAGCCCGCTCACCATCAGGCTCCCCAGCGGCATCAGCAGCGTCGTCACCTTGTTGCGCAGCACCTGGAGCTTCTCCGGGAAATCCGCCGTCGCCGCCGCCGTCTCCATGATCGCGCCCTCGGCCGTCCCCATGGCCGCCGCCAGCTCCTCGACCGAGAAGCGCCCCTCCCGGATGGCCGCCACCATGTCCGGCCCGGCCCGCGCCCCGAACACCTCCATGCCCAGCGCCAGGGCCTCGCTGGCATTCGTATTGTTCTGGATCGCCTCGAACGTCGCCATGAGGCTTTCCCGCAGGGGCTGCCCCTCCCGGGCGAACTTCCCGGCCGCAATGCGCAGGCTGCCCAGCACCAGCTCGGCGTTGACGCCCTCCTTCTCGAACGAGCTCAGCAGCGCCACGCTCTCGTCGAACTGGAACCCCATGTTGCGCAGCGGCGCGCCGAACTTCACGACCGCCTGCATCAGGCTGTCCACCCCGACGCCCGTTTTCTGGCTCGCCACGAACACCTTATCGAGCGCCAGCCCGGCATCCTCCGCCGTCAGGCCCCAGTCCCCCATCACCCGCCCGAAGAGCGCCGCATTCGCCGTCGCGTCCCCGCCCAGCAGCCGGCTCATCTCCAGGACCTGCTTCGAGGCCTCCTGCAGGGTCGGCCCGGTCAGCCCCACCCGCCGGTTCAGTTCCGCAATCACCTCCGCCGCCGGCCCGGCCTCCGTGGGGATGGAGGTGAACACCCGCTTGAAGTCCGTCTCCAGCCCGGCCAGCGCGTCGCCCGAGGCCCCGGTCTTCGTGATGATGGTGTCCATCGCATCGTCATAGAGCAGCCCGGCGTCCCACGCCGCCTTCCCCACCGCCACGATGGCCGCGGCCGCGGCCGCGCCGCCCACGACGGCCAGCCCCTTCAGCCCGCCCGTGATGCGCTGCAGCCCGCTCGTCGCCTCGTCGGTGAGGCTGATGATCAGCTCCAGACCCGCTTTCTTGGCCATCCTCTACCTCACCACCTCATCACGTCGGCAGCTGGGCCGCCCGGCCTCTTTTGCCATCCGCCTGCATCGCTCGATACTCCCGCTCGTCCGCTTCCGCCTGGACAAACGTCAGGAATTCCGCCACCAGGTCCGGGTCCGTCGCATCCACCTGTGCCGGCGTCCAGTTGAAGCGCGCCGCCAGCGTCACATACGTATCGGTCGGCTTCGCCTTTACGCGCCGGCCGGCGAGAGCGGCTCGCCACCGCTCATACCGTCTTTTTTTGCCGCGCTCGTCTCCTTGACGAGCGGGTTGCGCTTCACGATCTCGGCCAGGACCTGGTCGACGAGCGGCTCGTCCGGGTCCAGCCGCCCGATGTTGGCCGCATTGCACGCCACCCCCGTGAACGCCGGCCCCTGCCAGCCCACCACGTTTTCCACCATCAGCGCCAGCTGGTACGCGCCGAGCCGCAGCTCCATATCCATCTCGCCCTGCTCGCGCCCCACCGCCGCCAGCGCATCCATACACCGCTGCTTCGTCCCGAAGTCCATCTTCGGCTTGATCAGGATCGTGTTCGCCCCGTCGCTCACCGCGACCGGCGCCCCGTCAACAAACATGCCCCCTCCCCGGTTCGTCGTAGGGGCAGGGTCTCCCTGCCCAGTCCCCCAGGTTCGTAGTAGGCACTTCAGTGCCCCGTCCCGCCCTGAGACCTAAATCGTCGCCCGGTCGTTCTGCACCACGACGGCAAAATCATACCCGGCCGTCGCATCGTACTCCGACAGCAGGGTCAGCCCCACCGTCCGGTTGCTGCCCTCGTGCTCGCCCCAGTCCAGCACCTCGAACGGCCCGTACAGGTCCACCTGGATGTAATGCCGCAGCGTGCTCTCGATGATCGGCCCGTTGAAGCGCACCCGCACCTTCAGCGTCGTGTGCGCCGCCCACAGGTCGTACTGCGTCATGTCCGGCACCTCGAAGATGAACTTCGCCTCCGCGTGCCGCTTGGCGCGGCCGATCAGCCCATACTCCTGGCTGCCGGTGGGTCCTGTCGCGATCCACTTGTACGTCACGCCGCTCGGGATCGTCACCTCGCTGCTGATCAGCCGCCCGGTGATCTCTGTCGAGCCGATCGCGCTCGCCGTGTCGATCCACAGCTGCATGTCCGCCGGCGCGAGCATGGGCGCCGTCAGCATCGTCGGCAGGCTGTCCGGTGGGTCCTTCGCCGGGAAGTGGGCCTGCCCCTGCGCGCTCATGCGCACCCCGTCCTCGCCCGACGCATCCGCCGCAATGGTCAGCTCGTCGATCATGCCGTAGTCAGCCTGGAACGCCTGGATGTTCGGGTCGCCCCAGTACAGCGTCATCGACTTCAGGTCGTCGGCATTCATGGTCGGCGCATACGTGTGCGTCCGGGCATTCGTGCCGCCGGCCGGCGTCGCAATCGTGCCCGCCCCCTTCACGAGGCACTCCAGCAGCGGCACGATCGTGTACACATCCGCCGGCCCCTCGCCCTGCCACTCGGCCCACTTGCGCACGACTTTCGAGCGGTAATACTCCGCCAGCGTGCCCCGGCTCTCGGCCGGCCGGTACGTCGACTGGCGCGGCACCACCTGCCCCGCCATGTTCAGGTAGAACGTCGGCGGGTCCAGCTTCGTCCCGCGCGCGCTCTCCAGCCCCATCAGCATGTATTCGAAAGCTACCTCAGACATTCCTGCCCTTCCTCTTCCCGATCGACTGCTCCGCCTCCCGGCGGAGGCCCTCGACCGCCTCATAATACGGCTGCGCCGCAATGCTCGGCCGCAGCCAGGCCGGACAGCTCGCCACGTCGGCGGCCGTCAGATCGCGCAGCGGCACCCCCGGCAGCTGCCCGCCCGCCGGATTCCGCTCCGCCACGTACCGATATACCACCTCGTCGTCCATCGCCTACCCCTTATCCAGGATGCTCACCTCGAAATCGCAGAACCGGTACCACGACGCACTCCCCTCCAGCTGAAACCACCCGTCGTCGCCGCCCGTGATCTCCGCAATCCCGCTCGTGAGCGTCCCGCCCAGGTGCCCGTCGTCGTCGATCGCCGCGATGATCGCCCGCGTCAGGCTGTCCAGGTCCGTCTCGCCCTGCTCCGCATCCTGCCAGAACACGCACAGCCGGGCCGTAAACTCCCAGCGCACCCCGCGCACCTGCCCGCTGCGCACCGTCTCGAACCCCGTGCGGGCCAGGTACAGCGTCTTGTTGGCCGGCAGGCTCTTGGGCGGATACGTCAGCACCGGCCCGATGCCGCTCACCGTCTCGAAGGCCGCCTTCAGCGCCGCGCGAATCTCAGCTAATGACGCCACTGATCAGGTCCTCCACATTGCGCAGCCCCGTCGAGAACTGGGTCAGGGCCTCCTCGTACAGCACCTGCTCCACGTCCCCGCGCGAGGCGTCCAGCCCCTTCTGCATGAAGGGCCGCGCCGCAAACCCCGGATGATCCGCCCCGCGCCGCAGGATGTTCTCGTCGCCGAAAATCTTCATCACGCGTCCCTTGCGCTTGCGCTTGCCCCGCAGCGGGTGCGGGCTCACCCCCAGCTCGATCAGGTGGCTGTGCGGCGCTTTCGCCTGCACGAGCCCCCGCAGCCCCTCGACCTCGACCTTGCCCACGATCCGGCTCGCAATCGACTTCGGCGAGCTCAGCCCTCGTCGCTTCGGCGCCACGATGCGCGTGTGCCGCACGGCCACCTTGACGATCTCCGGCAGCGCCTGCCGCCGCACGCGCAGCGGCACCCCCGCCAGCTCCGGCAGCTGCCCCCGAATCCGAAACGCCTTGCGCCGTGCCATCACGCAAACCCGAACATCCCATGCGCCAGCCGCGTGTGCTGCAGGATCGCCCGCTGGCTGTTGGTCCAGGCGCGATTGTACCCCACCGCGCCCGCGCCCTCGATGCCCACCACGTCGGAGAACTGCCCGCCCTGCGCACCCAGGAAGAGGTTGGTGGCCTTCTCGAGGCACACTTGCTGGATGTCCGCCGGCGCCTCCCCGTGGCCCCACTTGGCCGTCGCCCGATACCACCCGGCCGGCCAGCCCGCCTGGCGATACAGGCAGCCATCCTCCAGCTCGTCGTAGTCCGTGATGGCCTCCGTCGCTTCGCCGGCTGTGCCCTTGCCGCTCAGCCGGTTGACCGCCGTGATCGACCCGGCCAGATACGCCGGCAGCGTCAGATACTGCGGCTCGTGGCGCGTGTCCCGATAGAAATCCTGATCCGTCGCCGCCGCCCCGAACGCCGCAAACGCGAACCCCAGCTCCCCGTCGATCATCGCCGTCGCCCGGTCGAGATACGTCTCGATCAGCGCATCCTCGCGCTCGCCGATGGGGATCTGGCTCATCATCTCCCGGAACTGCATCACCGTTGCGTACATTGCCCCACCCCTAGTTGTTGCGCACCTTGATCGTCAGCGTCCGCTCCGCCGTCCGGCCGCCCGCCGTGACGATCCGGTTGACGATCTCATAGCTCGTGCCGGCCGTGCCGCCCGACAGCCAGATCGTCGCCGTCGTCGTCGTGTTCGTGGCGTCGTTCTGCGTGATCCCCGTCGGCAGCGTCCAGGTGGAGCTCGCAATCGTATCGCTGCCCAGCCACGCCGCCCAGTTGACCTGGTAGTCCAGCACCGACGCCGGGTCCTTGTAAAAATAGCTCGGCATCTCAGCTCCTCGTTTAGGCCTCTACCACGTACACCCGGCTCTCCGCCTCAACCATGTAAATCCGGCCGGCCGGCGTCACCGGCACGACCAGCGCGCCCCAGACGCGATTGAAAGGCAGCGTCAGCCACAGCGCCCGGTCGGTCGCGTTGACTGTGCCATCCGGCGCGGCAACGAGAATCACGACGGCGCGCCGATGGATTGCGTCGTGCCATCGTCACTCACCGTCTGCTGCGTCACCGTTGCGCCCGCCTCGGTCTTGACGGTCAGGGTTGTCGTGGTCATGTCCGCGCGCCGGAACCGCTGCACCAGCCACATGACCCAGCCGGCAAACGTGGTCGGCTTGCCGGTCGGCTCTGTCGCCGTGATAGCGTCCAGGCCGTCGGCTGCGAGCTGGTAGCCCGTTTTATCCGCGACCACGACGCCATCCGTGCCGGTATCCGTCAAAATACTTTGTACTGTAGCCTCCAGCGCCAGCGCCGAAACGTCCGTCGCGGGCGTCACCGCGTCCGGCGTCACTCGGCCGATGGCGTCCGTTGCCAGCTTGTTGGCCGGCGTCGCGAGGATGGCCGCGGCCGAGGCGGTCGCGTTGTCCGCTGCACTCGGCACGCTCGGCAGGTCGCTCACGACGGTGTAGTCTGCACTCGGCAGCGTGCGCGCCTCGAACTCAGCCACGGTCGGCACGTTGGCAATATCCGCACTCACGGACACCCCCGCCGGTGCGCCCAGGCGCGCATACGCGTCGCCCGTCTGCGGCTGATGCGTACCCGCGGCCAGCGTGCCGACGACACGACTAAGCAGCGTCGTGACCCCGGCGCTATCGGCCTGCGCCGTCAACGTGCGAGTCACGTTGGCCCAGATGTCGGCTACCAGCGTGCCGAACGATGACAGCGTGCGCGTTGCATGACTCCACACTCCCGCCGCGTCCAGCGTTGACCGGCTGCTCACCGTCGCATCCAGATTCGCCAGCCGCGCATCCCCGATAGCCGTCAGCCCTGCACCCGCCACGCCGATGTCGTCCGTCTGCGCTTCGATGGCCGCAATATCCGCGCTCACGGACGCGCCCGCGGGTGCGCCCAGCCGCGCGTAGGCGTCGCCGGACTGCGCCGTGCCGCCCAGGTCGTTGAGGTCGCTCACGCGCTTGGTATCGGCCACGTCCTGCCACACGATGCCCTCACCGGCCACCGCGCTCACCGTCGCCGCGATGCGCAGGCTCACCACGTCGCCCGCACTGAGCGCCGGCAGCGTGACAGCCGCTTTGTAGACGCCGGTCGTAATGTTCGTCACCGTGACCGTGGCCCCGTTCGCTGTGCCATTGACGTACAGCGTGCCGGTCGGCGTGGAGGAGGCGTCTGCCGCCGCGCCCGTCGTCGCGTTCGCCGTGGCGAATAGCACCGTCACTGCCTGCCCGCTTTTGACGCTCATACTGCCCCCCAGCCCTGGATGATGCGCGAGCCGATGACCGGCCCACCGCCTGCCCCGGCCTGCGCCGCACCCTTATCGGCTTTGGAACTGGTAGACGCCAGCCCCAAAAACGCAGACGGCCAGGCATCCTCTGTCACCCCAGCCACCGTGCCGTTGATGTCAAAATCCCCGTTCGCCGCGTCCACAAACGGCGCGCCCGCCAGCGTATCATTGTTGATAGACTCGACAATCATCTCTAGCGTGAGCGAGTAATTCGTCGCGTTGTTATAGGCGGCATTGGCGAGCAGCAGCATTACGTTTTTATCTACGGTTGAGCCTCCCTTACCAGAGTTGCCAGAGAACCCCTGCACGATATTGTTGAGGTTGAGGCTGTTGACCTTGAGAAACAGCCCCGTACCTGTAGACGCTCCGTCTGACACTATCGTGTTGTGCAGCGCCAGCGCGCCCGCGCCGCGCACTCCGTCAATGTTGCCGGAACGCAGCCGGATGACATTGTGCGCCAGCACTGCAGCCACACCGTCCAGCAGCACCACGGCGGCGGTGGGCGTCACGCTGCCGGTGTCGATGTAACAACCCACTATGATGGACGGTTGGCTGGAGTAGAGCGCATAGTTGCCGGCTAGGTCGTGCAGGTGGCAGCCTACCACGCGCGTCGTGCCGGATAACAGAACGCCATTGGTGCCTGTGTTGCCGTAGACCTCGCAGCGGAACAACAAGCAGTAATTACGCAGCCCCGACATGACCACATTCGCGCCACAGTTGCCCATTTTCAAGTCGATGAAATGCACGTAATCCGTGTTACTGGTGGTCCAAATCGAGTAGGTCGCATTGCCGCTGATTTCGCCAATGCCGCCGTCATTGGCCGTGGACGTATAGCCGCGGAACAGCAGTGGAGCTGCCGCGGTGGGCGTGCCGTAGGTGGCGATGGACAATGGCGCAGCCAGCACGTCCGCCGCGCCCGCCTGGACATTAACTTGATCGCCATCCGTGGCATTGCGCGTAATCGTGTTCAGCGCGTGTTGCGTCGTCGCCCACGGTGTACCAATCGACCCGTTGCCCGTCGTGTCGTTGCCGCTGGCCGGACTGACGTAATAGTGCGTGCGTGCCATCCGCTACCTTCCTACCCGACGTTGCCCGGCCCCGCGAGCTGCACCGCGTACCCCTCGACTGTCTCCCGGTCCGGCCAGACGGTTGCCACCGCGCCGCCGCTGTCGCTGAAGATCCCGGCCAGCAGGTTCGTTGAAAACGTCAGCATCGGCGTGTACATGGCTTTCGTCAGTCCGTGATGCGCCCCGGCCAGCCCCGAATCGTCGGGAATCACATCCCCGTTGACGACCTTCGCCCAGATCGGCGCAATCGCCGTGTTGAAGGCCATCGTCAAGAGTTCCTGCCGCCTGAGTCCGCGTACCACGTCCGCCATTGCCGCCCGGTAGTCGCGCAGGAACTCGGCCAGTTGCGTTTTCTCCGCTGTCGTCAAATCTGCGTATGCCATCGTTGCACGCTCCCTATCGTGTTGTCTCAGCGCGGTGCGCTGGCTGAATCCCCTAACACCGTCTTACGGCCCCCATCCTCAACCGGCCTTCGGCACCAGCATCCCGCCCAGCGCGCCGCCGGCCCCGGCCCCCACGGCCACCAGCCCATCCGGCACGGCCACCCCGAACCCGGCCAGCACCAGCCCGCCGATCACCGTCGCCAGCACCACCAGCGCCAGCGCCCCGACCACCATGCGGTACAGCAGCGGATCCGCGCTCTGCTCCGGCGCCGGCGCCACGCTCGCCGCCTCAGGATACGTGTACCGCACGTCCGCGCCCTCGAAGCTGCTGTTCATCGTTCCTCCCGTAGGGGCGGGGTCTCCCCGCCCGGGTCTCCCCGCCCCTCGTCCCCACGTCAATCCATCGCGCCAGCCGCTACAGCGACAAGCTCGGCACTTCCGCCCAGTCGAGCGCAAACGTGTAGGTCAGCGCCGTGTCAGCCGCGCCCAGATACACCAGCAGCGAGCACGGCCCCACCAGCGGGATCAGGTCGTCCCACTGCACGGTCGTCAGCCCGTCGTACGACTCACCAGCCGCGAAGGCCAGCGCCCGCGTGTAGGTCCACAGCTGCCGCGGGTTCGAGATCGCCGCCTCGACCAGCGCGGCCCCCGAGCAGTGGCGCAGGTTCGCCACGCCCGAGGCCCGCAGATCGTCCATGCGCCAGTTGTACGCGGTCAGGACCGCGCCGCCCGACGTGTAGGTGTCGCCATCGCTGGCAACCACCTGCAACTCGTTCAGCGTGCCGGCCGCCGTCTGGATCGCCAGGTTCAGCCGCCGCGGGAACACCGTCAGCCCGGTCGGCACCGTCAGGCGGATCGCCGGCGCCGTCAGCACGATGCCGCCCGCGTTCACCGCCCCGCCCGTGATCGGGGTTCCGATGGTCGTCTCATGCGTGTTGAACATATAGCCGCCCAGCGCGAAGTGGTCCCACTTCGACAGCATCGCCGGCAGGCCCATCTTCGCGGACGCCCCCAGGACCTGGCTCCCCTCCGAATACGCCCCGAGAGTAAACTGTCTTACCTCGTTCATCTGTCAGACTCTCCTATCCCCCAGCTCAGGGGCTGACCTTCGTCCAGGTCGGCGCAGCCGCCGTCCCGTCATTGATGTACAGGTCCGGCGTCGTGGTATCGACCAGGAGCGCGCCCTTCGGCGCCCCCAGGGCCGTCGCCGTCACGCCCGGCGTACCCTCGGCCACCGTGATCGTCACCGCCGTCCCGCCGTTGGCCGTCATCGTGTTGTCCTCGACCGTGATGAGCGGCTGGGCCTTTTTCGCCATGTTCGTGCCGCCGAAAGTCACGGTGTAGACCCGGGGCGGCCCTGCGGCCACCGTCACCGTCACCCCGGCCGAGCCGATGCTAGGCAGCAAGCGCAGCGCGACTTGCATGTTGGTGTGCGTGATGTTGTAGGCCAGGTCCGTCGTGCGGTAGCCATCGAAGTTCAGCTTGAACGTGCCCGCCGTCGCCACCGCATCCACCCCCGCATAGGTCAGCGTCTGCGTCTCGTCTGTCCCGTTGACCGGCGCCCCGGCGTTCTGCAGGACGCTGCTCGCACCCTCAATTACTGGCATGTGCTTACTCCTTCTGTCCCGTTGGGACGGCCGTGTAGGGGCGATCCTGCGTGGTCGCCCCGGGCGCGTCCGTCCCGTTGGACTAGATCCCCGTCACCTGGCAGAACGCGCTCGGCCGGTAGACACAGAACGCCGCGCGCACGCTCGCCCGGATTGCCAGCGTGTACTGGATGAACAGGCTCGCATGGCTGTCGCTGACTTCCATCTCCAGACCCTGCCGCATGACCAGCTCCCAGAACGCGCTGTCGCCGACCACCGCCGTGTTCTCGGTGCAGGCCGTGTCCTTGACGACGCTGAGGCCCCAGATGCGATCCGGCCCCGGATCGGCCGGGCTGCCCCAGATGTAGATGCCGTCGGCGGTCCGCAGCAGGCGGATGTCCTGCCAGTCGTTCGGGTGGAACACCGCGAAGTTCGGATTCGCAAACCCGGTCACCATGATCTGGGTCATGCCCTTGTAGATCGCATCCGGCGTCGGGTCCGCGCCCTTCGCTTGCGTGTTGACGTTCGCCATGCCGATGATGCCGGCCAGGTTCGGCGGCGCGCCGTTCCCCACCAGCAGTTGCTGGCTGAGCCGCTGGCGCAGCATCAGCGGGATGCGGTTGTTGACGTAGCCCTGCACGTAGGGCACGTCATCCATCTGTTCCTGCGTCACCGGCAGCCACACGGCCACCTGGCGCACGGTCGAAGTGGTTGCCGTGAGCGCCAGGGCCGCCTCACCCGCGTTGTTTGCGCCCTCGGCCCGCTCAGCCGCGTTGTTGGTGAACGTGGTCTCCAGCATGTAGACCACGGCCGCCTGGCTCGTCTGCCCCACCGGGATCACGTCGGTCACGGTCGGCTGCCGCTGCGCGCTCGGCACGAAGCCCGGCTGCCGGATGTTCTCCGGCGCCCAGCCCGCGGCCGTGGTCATCAAAGTCTTGATGTCCAGGTCCGGCAGTGCCAGCGTCTGCATCTGCCTGGCGCTGCGCGCCTTGTACTGCTGGGACTCGACGAACATCTGCCCGATCGACTTCTGCGGCCGGACCGGCTCCAGCCCGGTCGCCTGCGGCACGACAGTGCCCTGCGGCTTGTCCAGCCGCTCACCGAGCGACTTGTTCTCCGCGCCGATCCGCTCCAGCTCGACCAGCCCGTCGACCTCCACGCCCAGCTCGGTCAGCTCCGTGTTGAGCCGCTTGACTTCGCCGGCCTTCGCCGCCGAATCCTTGAAGCCCTTCAGGGCCTCCACCTTGCCGAGGTCCAGGTCGGCCCCGGCTGCCTCGAAGATCGCCGCGAGCCCGGCCTGCTTTGCCCGCAGCTCCTCGCGCTTCTGCTCCAGTTTGCTTGCCATTTTCCTCACTCCTGTGCAGACACGCCGTTCAGGCGCGCCACTGTGCGTTGAAATTCCACGTACAACTTGCCGACATCGACCGCCTCAGAGTGAGTGGTAGCCGCGTCCGCAGACGCACCCCCGGCTCGGCTCTTGCCATTGCCTCCCGTAGAGGCACCTTCGGCCTCCGCAGCGGGCTCAGGAATCTCCTTCACCCCCGCACAGTTGCGCGCGCCCAGGTCGACCACCAGCGCATGCAACTGGTCAATCGTCGCCTGGTCGTTCGCACTGTTGCGCCGGCCCGCCTTCAGCTCCTCGCCGAACGCGGCCAGCTGCTGCGTCAGCAGCTCCAGCGGCAGGCTGAACTTGCTGCCCACCGTCGCCTGGTTCAGCCCCCATGTGACATCGCTGATGTCCCAGAGCTTCACCTCGCGCAGGTTGCGCACCATCTTGCCATCGGGGAGCTGCTCGAAGTCGAACTTCACCGGGTCGTAGCCATAGCTCATCTCGTTGATCGCCCCGGCCTTGATCCCCGTGAGAATCTCGTCCCCGCGCGGCGTCGGCAGGTACTCGCGTACCACCTCCGCCCCGCCCGTCGCGCCCGGCGCCAGCGCCAGCACCTCGGCCGGCAGTTCCTCCCGGCTCACCTCGCGCAGGCTCTTGATGACCGCCGTCGGCGGATCAAACGGGTTGTGCATCCACAGGAAC